ATGGAGCAACAATATCGAGCAACCGTCTTTCTTAAGTTTTCAATGAGACCTGAGAAGATGAAGGAGTTGGGCTTTGATATTGAAATGCCACCTTCAGGTTTTCTTTATGACGACCTCTTGGCTCTTTTGAATGGCGAAGAAGGAGTAACGGTGGTGGAGTCAGCAATCGTAAAAGAATGCTCTCCACTACCGACACCAATGGAAGTCGTTCAAACAATCTGCGAAGGTTGTAATCTTTTGAAGCCAACAAGTCTGACGGCTCTAGGACGAGTCTGTACAGACTGCAACGGAACAGTTGTTCCAATCCGAAGACGAGAAGTTTACGGACCAACGATAAAAAAATAATCCCTCAACCCAAGGAGGAAACATTATGGATGAACTAGATTTCACACCACCAGTAGAGATTCAGCATTGTGCCTGTTGTAAGGCGTATAAGGCGAATAGAGCGCCTATTGAGCGAAATACGGTCCGATTAGGCAGGAGAAGTCCAAACACCTCTCAAATCGCCGCTCAGCGCCTTTTACCCCGCACAGGAACGAAGCGCAAGACGGTATTTGACTTGATTCGAGCCGCTGGCGATGTAGGACTGTGCGACCACGAAATCGAAGACTTAACTGGCTGGCTTCATCAATCCGCTTCTTCAATCCGAAACGGACTTATGAACGATGGCTGGATTATGGATTCAGGCAAAAGAAGAAAAACACCTCAAGGGAATGGAGCGATTGTATGGATATCGATGGAATGAGAGTAGAAGGCTGGGTAACAAGAACTCCTTTGCCTGAAGAAGGTAAAGATGTTTTGTATGGAGTCTTTGAAGATAAGCAGTCGGCAGAAGAATGGGCAAAGAACTGCTTGCCTACTACAACTGTCGAGCCAATTTTCACCCCAGCGTTCAACAGGGGATGAGAAATGACCTTCAATGGATGGAAGAATCGAGAAACTTGGAATGTGGCATTATGGCTAGAGAACACCGAAGAGTCTTACAAAGCCATAGTTGAGTTTATGAAAGATTATCACGGAACCGCTCCTTACAAAGACTTTCTTCTTGAGTCAGGCTTAAGCGTTCAATCTACTGGCGATGGGACTAAATACTTTGATGAGAAGTTAGATTATGTTGCGCTCAACGAGATGATGCTTGAACACAGACCCGAAGGACATAAACCGACACGCCGATAGTTTCTAAACCATAGTTTCCAAACCGTGTTAGCATTATGTTCCAAGGAGGCTAACTATGACCTTGTACGCCACAACTGTTGTTCCTTCACTTGATTTTTTAAGTGGAGTGGAAACATTACAACGCATTCTAAAAGACCATACACAAGTTGCTAGTGCCGCTTATGATAACGACACACAGACAATTGTTGCAGTATTAAAAACTGAAGGTGGGCATTTGGCTCTTGATTCAGTACGAGACACGCTTGCTAGTTATAAATTACCGTTCGATGAAATGCGCTCATTTGCTTATGCCGTTCACAAGGCACAAGAGATGGCTCACGGACATCAGGTAGTTGAAATTGGCGATTATCGGTTGGAAGATTCCTCTATCCTTTAATACGACTGCTAGACTTTTAGAGTTGTAAAAAGATAGACCGCAATTGCTAAAGCCATTAGCGAAAGCAAAAGACCTTCAACCGAAGGCACTTACACGCTCCGATTTGTGACCCAACAAGCGAGCATGGAAGAACTCCGTCGATTGGTGAACGGTGAAACTCACTAAATATGAAAATCAAATTGTTATCTCAGTACTTGCCGCAGTTATCGGAATCGGAATTGGCGGCTACTTTAATCAAGAACAAGTCGTAGTAACGGCTCCTGTTGTAGTCAAGAAAGTTGAGCCGACTCCACTCAACCCTCAAGAGGCTCGCCTTGTAGCAAAGAAGAAACTTGCTGACTATGGCTGGACAAACAAGAAAGAGTGGAAATGTCTTAACTGGGTATGGGGTAAAGAATCTGCTTGGAACTACAAAGCCGTTTCTCCAACTAAGGACCACGGAATCCCTCAGCGCAATATGCCAAACCACACAACTGCTGAAAAGATTAACTTTCTTAAAGACCCAGTAAAACAAATTGAGTGGGGACTTGGCTATATCGAACACAGATACGGCTCCCCATGTAAGGCAAAATCGTTCAAAGAACGCAACGGCTGGTATTAAACCTTAGTTTAGTTTTTTGAATTATGGAGTCGTTCTTGGTGTTTTTAAGGTTTGTCTTTTAGACTTCCAAGCATGACCACAATCGTTGCTGTCCAATTCGCCGATGGCGTAGTTATGGGTTCTGATTCTCTTGTTACTGCTGAAAGAAAATATAACCACCCTAAAATGGTTAAAGTAACAAATACTGGCCCATACATGATTGCTGGAAGTGGCGAAGTAGCCGCTTGCGACATTGTTCAACATATTTGGGAACCGCCTATCCCTACTGTTATGGACAAGAAAGACCTTTACCACTTTATGATTTCAGTAGTTATCCCCTCTCTGAAAAAGAGTTTTAAAGAGAACGAGTACAAATGGGATGCTGAAGATGATGAAACTAAGTTTGCTTTCTTGGTATCTATTGAGGGTGAAGTCTTTGAAATAAGTGATGATTTATCCGTTTGTCTTGATGCCGCTGGTATCTATGGAATTGGTTCGGGTTCATCTTTAGCAATAGGAGCACTTAAAGCAAAAGCAGACATTCCAACCGCATTACAAATTGCTTCAGAGATAGACCCATACACCGCACCGCCATTTACTTTTCATACTCAAAAGAAACCGATTATAAAGAAAAAGGCTGTAAAATAAATTCATGGCTATTCCATTTATTGTTCAAGATGTTGCTCGCTCTATTTATGAATACGCTGGCAAAGATGGACTTCCTCATTTTGAAGACTTGCCTCCTACTGTGCAGATTTCGTATATTGAAGAAGCAGAAGCCGCTCTTAAGTCTGTTAGCAAACACATTAACTTTCTAGCCACTCAAGTAGAACCTTCAGAAATGCAACCTTTTGTTGTAGGTGTGATGATGGCAATATCAGAAACATTAAAACCTAATAATGGCTGATTCAAAAGTCTATCGTTGCAAGTGTGGAGAGTGGCTTTATGGCGACCAAGAGTGTGTGGTTTGCGACATTATTGATACAAGGCATAAGCGACAAAAAAGTTAATTATTAAGTTACTCTTATCTAACGAGAGGGGTCGCTATGTCTGATGACGCAGAAGCAAAAATGGATGCCGTAAATCATGCTGTTCAAGGTCTTGCGACCCTTCTTGACAAAGAAGGTGCGATGTGTACTACTTGGATACTGGTAAGTGAGTGGATAGACAGTGAAGGCAATTACTGGTTTAGTACTCACTCCGAGCCCGATTTACCAATCTGGCGAAAGAGCGGAATGTTGCAACACGCCATTGATACTGGTGCGATACAACATCACTTAGACCAAGGAGTTGAAAATGAAGGCGATAATTCTTAGCCTTGTTACAGGTATTGCAGTTGGTTCAGTCTTTACATTATTAAAGTTTCCAATCCCAGCACCACCAACCGCCGCCGGAATCGCAGGTGTAGTTGGAGTTTATCTTGGGTTGGTATTAATGACTTTTCTTTGGAAATAAAAATTGGGAACTGCTGTTGGCTCAATGTATTCGTATCTTGAGAACGGATTAGGTTACTTCTCTCCAGTTTTGATATTAGTTCCACTAGCCCTTATCTTTGTTATGTGGCTCGGACGCAATTTGTGAATTCATCACCACCGCCTTATCCACCAACAACTGGTTTTGAGCCTTGCGCCATAACCGACCCGGAATTGTTCTTCCCTGAACGAAATAACAACTTTATAAAGATTACGGAAATCGCTAAAGGACTTTGTCGGACCTGCCCTGTACAGTCGGCTTGTCGCACTTATGCAATTGGCACAGATGTTGAAGGTATATGGGGCGGCACAGATGAAAAAGAAAGAAAACAAATACAAAAAAGAGATGAGATTGAACCTTATAAATTAATGAAGGCTTTTTCTCAATTCTTACCCTAATCGTGCTTCGGCACTATCTCGCTAGAAGAAAAGGAAACAAATGTCCGTACCAGTAACTATCGTTGGCAATCTAACTGCCGATGTTGAACTTAAGTTCACACCACAAGGTAAAGCAGTAGCAAAGTTCTCTGTTGGAACCTCTGAAAGATTTAAAACACCTGAAGGTAATTGGGATTCAAAGAACCCAACTTTCTGGAACATTATTGTTTGGGATAAACAAGCCGAATATGTAGCCGACTCAATCGGTAAAGGCGATGAAGTAATTGTCTTTGGAAAGGCTTACACAACCTCTTGGGAAGATAAGAAAACAGGAGAGAAGCGTTCTCGAATGGAAGTAACTGCTACAAAGGTAGCCGTTTCATTAGCGAGGGCGGTAGCAAAAGTGGACCGCTATCCTTATCAGAAAGTAGCAAGCAAAGAAGATAATCCTTGGAGTAATGGAGTAACTGTTACAGGTGGCGGTTGGGCAACCACGCCATCAGACGACATTCCTCCTTTTTAAGAAACTTAATTACGAAGGGAATGTTATCCTTTCGTAATATGGAACCAACAACTCATTCAGAGGAACTGACCCCCCTTGTTGTATCAGCGATTAGATTACATGAAATCTATAAATCGCTTCTCGAGGGTGGGTTTTCTTCGGACGAGGCGTTATCCTTAATCTCTAAAATGACTAAATCGAACGATTAGGAAACCCCATGGCAAAGCCTGACTTAAATGAATTAGGTACTACTGGTCTGCGCCGTAGTGGCGGTTTCATTACTGAGGAATTTTTAAATCAACTTCGTGGCCGCAGAGGACTTCTTGTCTATCGAGAGATGGCAGACAACGACCCAGTTATCGGTTCAATCCTTTATGCAATTGAAAAAGTAACTCTCCGTCTTGATTGGAGAATTGACCCTTACGATGATTCTGACGCAGCAAAAGAAATAGCAGAGTTCGTTGACCAATGTTTAGAAGATATGAGCGACTCATTTGACCAAACACTTGCTTCAATTCTTTCAATGCTCATCTATGGATTCTCGTTCCACGAAATTGTTTACAAGGTCCGTGGTGGAGATGTTGATGACCCTAAGCGTAAATCTAAATACAAAGACGGAAAGATTGGTTGGCGTAAGTTCCCAATTCGTGCTCAAGAAACTTTAAACAACTGGATGATGGACCCAGAAGGCGGTATCCAAGGCTTCCGTCAAATTGACCCAACAGGTGGCGGCTTTAGAGAAATCCCTATTGAAAAAGGTTTGCTATTCCGTACAACTGTAAATAAAAACAATCCTGAAGGTCGTTCATTACTTCGTAACTGTTTCCGTCCTTGGTATTACAAGCGCCGTATCGAAGAAATTGAAGCAATTGGCATTGAAAGAGATTTAGCAGGACTTCCTGTTGCTAAAGTTCCACCTGAGTATTTATCGAGCGGTGCCTCAGCGGCACAGCAAGCGGTGTTGGCAGAGATTACAAGTATCGTTCAAAACATTAAGCGTAATGAACAAGAAGGCGTAATTTTCCCTAAGATGTATGACGAGAACAATAATGAAATGTTCTCTCTCGAATTACTTTCTTCAGGTGGCACTCGCCAATTTGATACAGACAAAGTAATTTCTCGTTATGACCAAAGAATATCAATGTCGGTTCTAACTGACTTTATCCTTCTTGGACATGAGCGAGTTGGTTCGTTCTCTCTAGGCTCACAAAAGATGGACCTATGGACAATGAGTATTGATGCTATTGCTAAATCAATTGCAGAAGTATTTAACCAGTATGCAATTCCTCGTCTTATCAAACTCAATTCTATGAATTCTGAATTAATGCCTTACTTAACTTATGGTCAAGTATCTAGTGTGGACTTGGGTGAACTTGCTGATTATGTACAGAAACTCACCGCCGCTGGAGTATTAATGCCAGATGAAAACCTAGAGGCTTATCTAAGAGAACAGGCATCTTTGCCTCCTGCGGAGAACTTGGTGGATTAAATGCTTCTTGTTAATAAAGCAAGGAGAGATGAACCACGCCCCGACCCAATTCCACTAACTCCAGCCGAACGAGAAGTAAGACGAATACTTCAAACGCATGATTCGGATTTACAAGCGGCGGCGATGTCTAATGCTGTTCGTGAAGCGTTAGATGCAAAGAATATAGAACGAGTTGTAGATGCCTTCCCTTGGGATTCTTCTGCTCAAATGATTAATCAAACCGCTTCCACCTTTGGTCAAGTAATACAAGACAACATTGGTGGTGGCTTTCCTAAAGTTGGATTTAAAGGTCGCTTTGACTTTACAGACCCAAGAAGTATTGAGTGGGCAACTAATCAATCTGCTCAGTTAGTAACAGCGGTAACGGATACAACAAGAAGCATTATTCGACAAACTGTTTCAGAAGCCTTTACTCAGAATGTAACTGTTTACGATACCGCTAGAAAATTAAGAAGCGTGATTGGTCTAAACGACCGACAAGCAATTAGTTTTGGAAAGTTTATAGATAACTTAGATGAACAGGTGAGAGCAGGAAAGATAACGGCGGCTCAGCGACTTGCTATGGGCGAGCGCCAATACAAAAAAATGATTAAGTACAGAGCCAATATGATTGCTCGTCAAGAAATACTTATAGCAGAAAATCACGGAAGGTATTTAGGATTTACTCAAGCCGTTGAACAAGGTTGGGCGCACCCTAAGTCTATGAAACGGTGGAGTACTTCTACCGATGAACGCACTTGTGATATTTGTATGCCGATGAATGGTAAATCAACTGTATGGAATGAATCTTTTCCTAACGGAGTATTCAATCCACCTGCTCATATTATGTGCCGTTGTTCTATCTCATTACTTGAACCCGATTCATCACTTGCTCAATCTTTTATGCCACCAGCCAAAATTGCTCCACCTGTTATTGATATTCCAATGCCTTTACTTCCAACACTTCCTATTGGTAATTTAAGAACTCCGACTGATGCTGTTGATTCTGCCTTTGCAGATAGCGGAAAAGGAACTGCGTTTCAATATGATGCTGGAGAAATTGAAGGACTTAATGTTCACGCAGAACGAGTTGTCTTTAATGGAAGTCCACATACAGAGTTGAGATTTAAAGCAACAGATGTAACTAAAACATTATTGTTACAAAGAATAGAACGCGACTGGGCTAGAGGTGATTCCACTTGGAGTAAAGAGCGTGTAGCAGTTCTAGATAAAAAAAGAGACGGTGTAATTAAGTTTCAGACTTTCGATGATGGACTAGGTAATTCAGGCGACTTTGAATTCATTGGTCGGCAAGGAACAACCTACACAAGATACTATCCTAATGGAGTAGCCGTACGAGTTATCAGTAGCGTTGATGATGGGTTTGCTTTAGATGGACAAATAAAAATTATGATTCCGGGCAAAGCAACTCCTGCTCAGATACAAGAAGTAATGAAAGATTTAGGTATTACTGCTAATCGCCTTCCTTCACAAGCAGACATTGACTTGTTACGCGATAACCAAATCCTTGCTTTGTTCCACCAAGAAGATAAGAAAGCAACTGGCTCGCTTAGAGATTTACGATTAAAAGCCTTAGAGAAAAAATATGGATTTAGTCTAAGTGAAATAACTACTGAGATAGATAGCACAGGCAGAATGCGTTTTATTATGCCAGATAAAGTTACTAAGGCAATTATAAAAGAAACAGGTAAGACGCATTTATTACACGATTTCAATAACTCAGTTATTCGTTACAGAGGCACAGATGAACAAAGTGATTACATTACACAGTTAATCAGCGGTGGAAGATTACAAGCAACTACTGAACGATACAATGGTGGCGTAACTGCTACTGGATTAAGTGAAGGCAAAGACATAAGGACAGGTGGCGCTGATTATGTATTCTTCTCTCCTAAAAAAGCAGCAGATATGACCAAAGGTGGAGGGCGAAATACAATCGTCTTCAAGTCAGATAAAATGTTAAAGCGAACCGATTGGTTTGCTTATTCCGATGACTCATACGGAGTTAAGAATCCAAATGCCGGTGGTTATTATATGGGAACCTCATCACCTAACGGCAAAATTGAAGCCGTTGATTACATAGCAGAACTTAAAACTGCTAGAGGTGCTGGCGAAGTAATGTTCTTACAGAATGTGGATTTAAATGATGTTGAGGGTATTTATTTATCAGGTAGTTTGCGTGAAGCAACTCTTAGAAAACTAAGAGAAAGAGGAATGATTATGTGGTTTGACGGTAGAGAATTAGAAGATGTTATTCGACTATCGGCGTATGATTTGACCCCATGAAAGACTTAATACTCAATCCTCCTATATGGGGTGGACCAGATGAAGGCGTAATTGCTTACGGTCCTTTTCTTCTTGAGCGAGGAAAGAATAAAATCGTAGGAATGTATCTACGCCAAGAAGATGAAGAAACAATCTCAATTTTTGATGGCGCTCGCACTAGACGCTTTATACAAGACTCTGTAACTCTAAGAGGGTTGGAGATTAAAGATGCAAAAGAAGTTGGCTTGGACCCACAGAGAGCAGGTCTTTCAAAAGAAGATGTTATAAGTAAAGCGTTACTAGCCTTCCAACCGCCTGTCTTATGAAAGAATAATCCCATGCCATACACAATAGAAACTAATGCCGCCGACTGCGATGGCTTTGCTGTAGTTGATGAAGGTGGAGAAACTGTTGGTTGCCATAAGAACCGTCAAGATGCTTTAAAGCACCAACGAGCCTTGTATGCCAATGTTCCTGACGCAACAGAAAAAGAAGGACCAACAGTTAGTGATGTTCATGTTCCTACTGGCATGGGCCGTGTTCGAGTAAAGAAACCAACTCTAAGTAAGAGTGTGGATACGCTAATAACGCAACACGATATGTTGCACAAACAAACAGATACTCCTAGCGAGGCTCAACTATTTGTTCACCACAGCATTATGGAAGAAATCTTAAAAGCAGGACAAGAGTGCGATTGTTCTTGTGGAAAGTGGAGCGAGGCGTTGGTAATTGATTCAGTAGAAACTGAATTAGAAACTCTTATCAAATCAGAGAACCGTTCCCTTGGTCCAGTAAAAGGGATTATCCAAACAGGTATTGATAATGGATATAAGTTTGCTGATGTATTACAAATGCTCGACATAGGCGGCTACATGATTGTTGTTCGTCCTAAAGAAGTAAAGATAGAAAGTGATGAAGTAGAAGAATCTGCCTCACTCATTGAAAAGATTAGAGAACTTATTAGTAAAGAAAAATCTACACCCGATACTTTTGTGCCGCCTAAAGCAGTACAAGAAGAAGCAAAGCGTGCGCTCGCTTGGATAAAAGAAGGACACGCTGGAGCAAACTTCACAAGCGTAGGTCGCACTCGCGCATCTCAACTAGCCAATGGAGAGGGAGTATCAAGAGATACTCTCGCCCGTATGAAATCATTTCTTGCTCGTCACGAAGTTGATAGAGAAGGACAAGGTTACAAAGTTGGTCAGACCGGGTATCCGTCTCCTGGTCGGGTTGCGTACGCTGCTTGGGGTGGGGATGCAGCGAAGACTTGGGTAGATAAATTATTTAGGCAATATGACTTAGCAAAGTCTTACGGAGAGATAGAAACAGTATTCAAGGCTGACGAGAAAAGATTTACTTTAGGTCCTTGGTACATTCCCGATACTGCTGATGCTCATAATGAGTGGACAGATACAGAAGAATTGCAAAACGCTTTATGGAATTATGTTAAAAAAGGGGACCGCCGAATCCGACTTCAACATAACAAAGATGTTGTTGCTGGCGAATGGCTAGAAACTATGACTTGGCCTTACCCTGTAACCGTTCCTGTTACAAAAGTAGATGGCACAACAGAAGCCGTTACTTATCCAACTGGAACTGTATTTATGGGAGTTCAATGGGAACCTTGGGCGTGGGAATTAGTTAAGAAAGGCAAACTAACTGGGTATTCTATTGGCGGTAAGGCTGAAAGAATGTTAGTTGATTTACCTGAAGGAGCATAACTATGGAAGAAGTTATTAAACACGGAAGTCATAATCAAGCAAGCCACGGAAAGAAAGGTGGAGGTGCTGGTGCTGGTGGATTAAGTCCTGCCGATGATAAAAAAGTAGATGGACTTGCGGTTGATATGTATAACCACAAACAATCTATGCCTTTAGATGTTAGAACAGGAAAGAACACTCCTAGGGCTCAAGCGTATAGAACAGAAGCAACTCGAATAATTGATAGTGCTGCTAAGATTCTTGGAACAGGACCACAAGCGGCTTTTCAAGAACTCAATAGAAGAATGGGAGTTGGCGGTTAATGGAAATACTTCTGCACCGCCGAATCACAAAAGCAGAATGTCCTACTGCTACAAAAAATGTAGCCACTAATCTTAGAAATCGAGAAAAGGCAATTAAGTCTGCCGCCTACGGACCGCTTAACCCTGAAGAAGCCAATACAGAGTTTTGGAACGCAAAGGCTAAACGCTGGGATGTTAGTATTGAACAAGCAAAGAAATCTCTTTGTGGTAATTGTGCCGCTTTTATTCGAACACCTGAAATGTTGGAATGTATCAAAGAAGGATTAGCAACTGGCGATGAAAGAAGCGAAAACTCTTGGGATGTTATCAACGCTGGCAAACTGGGCTATTGCGAATCCTTCGATTTCAAATGCGCTTCGTCTAGGACTTGCGATGCGTGGATTACGGGCGGACCAGTCAGGTAATTTAAGACAGCCGAAATAACCAAGGTAATTTGTACAGTTAAATGTACAGAATAAAAAAATAACCATCTAATGAAGTTCTCTCAACGCCGTTAATGGCGTGATACTTACTCCTGCAAGCACCACTAATCCCAAGGAGGAAAGTATGACTCAAGCAATACGACCATCAATTCAAGATGCAATTACCGCTATCAGAAAACTTCGTAATGAAGTTCCTGAATTCAATCCCCACGATGCCGATTCTAAAGACAAGATTGAAGAATTCCATTTAACTATTCACGGCTTAGTTATGGTTATTCAAGAAGAAATTGGCTTTGAAAACTACGAGCAAACACTCAAGTTCATTGACCAAGAGATTAAGAATCTCGCTTCTGCGGAGGTGGCGTAATGAAAGCGCTCGCAGTTAAAGGTTTGACTCAGATTAATGATGTCGCCGACCCTATTCAAGAACTAAGTCTTAAAGGTGAGATTTCAGTTATTGAGTTTGGTAAAGAAGAACTGGTAAAGAAATGTTATGACTTTATCGGAACAGATATTGTTGAAGCCGTTCATCTTCCTTCATTAGGCGTAACTATGTGGCTCGATGAAGAAGGTAAGTTAAAAAATAATGTCTTACCTAATCTTGACGGAACTTTTTTATTTATGAAAGAGTTTATGATTCAAGATGTAATTATGGGTCATGTTGTATTTACTTCAGACAAGACCGATGAAGAAGGTTGGGCATTGGGACTTGAAGATGAACAACTTGAAACACTTAAGAAGTTAATCCTTCTGATGCAAAGCAAGCGACCTGATACTGCGTTTGCTACCGATGTTCTTAACAACGACCCAAGGAGATAACAATGGCTAAAGTTTTAGAAACGATAGGATTTACTTACGAAGGAGTTCTGAATAAGAACCCTGATGTGCTGATTGATTGGTTTGATGATTTAGGAACAAATAATCCTCACTCATTCCTTTCAAACTTTTATTATTCACCTTTCAAAGTTTATGGAAGGGTGTGGGCAACTTCTGAACACGCATACGCCGCTCAGAAAGTTTATGAAGTAGATGAGGACTTGTATCTACGGATTAATCGCTCAACAGACCCTCAGGAGGCAAAGACTCTAGGACGAAC